TACGGAGTTCCAGTATTTACTACACCTGACACAGATGTCTTCGCCCCAGACGGTGAACTAATAGATGTAGGTGTAATAGATAACTGGCAAAACGAAGCTGATGGTTTGAAAGATGATCAAGATGCTTTAAATGAATTTTACCGTCAGTTTCCGCGAACTGAAGAACATGCGTTTAGAGATGAAACAAAAAACAGTATATTTAACTTAGTAAAAATATACGAACAAATAGATTACAACGAAGAACTAAGTAGTAGCTTAGGTATAACACAAGGTAACTTCGCTTGGGTTGGTGGTATTAAAGATACTAGCGTTATATTTTATCCAGATCCAAAAGGTAGGTTTAAAATAAGCTGGACACCTAAACAACAACTACAAAATAGAGTGGTAATTAAAAACGGTATTAAATATCCTGGTAATGAACATATGGGTGCTTTTGGTTGTGACTCATATGATATATCCGGGACCGTAGATGGTGAAGGTTCAAAAGGAGCGCTTCACGGGCTTACTAAGTTCAGTATGGAGGACGCTCCAGCTAACAGCTTCTTTTTAGAATACTTATCAAGACCACCTACGGCTGAAATATTTTTTGAAGATGTATTAATGGCATTAGTATTTTATGGCATGCCAATACTAGCAGAAAATAATAAACCAAGATTACTATACTATTTAAGGCGTAGAGGCTACAGAGGTTTTAGTATGAACAGGCCTGATAAAGTTTGGAACAAATTATCTGTTGCTGAAAAAGAAATAGGTGGTATACCAAACTCTAGTGAAGATATAAAACAAGCTCATGCAGCGGCTATTGAAATGTATATACAAGATCATGTGGGTATGAAACAAGATGGAAGCTATGGAGATCTTTATTTTAATAAATTATTAAATGACTGGGCTAAGTTTGATATAAATAAAAGAACAAAGTTTGATGCTACAATAAGTAGTGGATTAGCTATAATGGCTTGTAATAGACATTTGTATGCACCAAACGTTAAAATTGAAAAACCAAAATTAAATATACATATTTCTAAGTATTCTAACAATGGAAATATGTCTCAAATAATCAAAGAATAAATATGGGATATTCTAATAAAAGTTATTTTCCTAGTCAAGTTGTAAGTGATGCTGAAAAGCTAAGTTATGACTATGGTTTAAAAGTTGCTAAAGCTATAGAAGCTGAATGGTTTAATAACGATAGAAACTTAAATAGATACATGAATAGTCGTAATGACTTTCATAGATTAAGACTATACGCAAGAGGTGAACAATCAATACAAAAATATAAAGATGAATTATCTATTAATGGTGATTTATCTTATCTTAATTTAGACTGGACGCCTGTTCCTATTATACCTAAGTTTGTAGATATAGTTGTAAACGGTATAGCTGAAAGAACTTATGATGTAAAAGCATATTCTCAAGATCCATATGGTGTTTACAACAGAACTGAATACATGAAGTCTTTATTAAAAGATATGAACAATAAAGATTTTAACGATGATATTGAACAAACTTTTGGTTATAATTTATATGAAAATGATCCTTCAAAATTACCAGAATCAGAAGAAGAGTTAGCGTTACACATGCAATTAACTTATAAGCAATCCGTAGAACTAGCACAAGAGCAAGCTATCAATAAATTGTTTGAAGGCAGTAACTACGAGTTAATTAAAAAACGTTTTTATTATGATTTAACTGTTTTAGGTATTGGCGCAGTTAAAACTAGTTTTAATACTTCAGAGGGAGCTGTGGTTGATTATGTAGATCCAGCAAACCTTGTTTATTCGTACACAGATTCACCTTATTTTGAAGATATATATTATGTTGGTGAAGTAAAACATATACCTGTTAATGAACTAGCAAAAGAGTTTCCTTTTCTAGAGCATGAAGATCTTGATGAGATAATGAAAAATAAATCTTTTTACAGATCTAATTATAATAATAATTATACTAGAGACAAAGAAGATACGAATACAATACAAGTTTTATATTTTAATTATAAAACTTATATGAACGAAGTTTATAAAGTTAAAGAAACTGGTACTGGCGCTGATAAAATAATTGAAAAAGACGATCAATTTAACCCGCCTGAAAATAAAGAAGGTCAATATGCTAAACTACAAAGATCTATAGAAGTTTTATATGAAGGCGCTATAATACTAGGTACTAATAAGCTTTTAAAGTGGGAGATGGCAAGAAATATGCTTCGTCCAAAAAGTGATTATACTAAAGTTAAAATGAACTATAGTATAGTAGCTCCGCGTATATACGAAGGTAAAATAGAATCTTTAGTTGGTAGAATAACTGGTTTTGCTGATATGATACAGCTTACACATTTAAAATTACAGCAAGTAATGTCACGTATGGTGCCGGATGGTGTTTATTTAGATGCTGATGGTTTAGCTGAAATAGATCTAGGTAATGGTACAAATTATAATCCACAAGAAGCTTTAAACATGTTTTTCCAAACAGGTAGTGTTATTGGTAGATCATTTACACAAGATGGTGATATGAATCCTGGTAAAATACCAATACAAGAAATAACTAGTGGTAGTGGTGGTAATAAAATGCAAGCTCTTATTTCTAATTATAATTATTACTTACAAATGATTAGAGATACTACAGGGCTTAACGAAGCTAGAGATGGTAGTATGCCAGACAAAAACGCTTTAGTTGGTGTTCAAAAACTAGCAGCGGCTAACAGTAACACGGCTACAAGACATATATTACAAGCTGGTTTATTTTTAACATCTGAAATAGCAGAACAATTATCTCTTAGAGTTTCTGATATACTAGAATATTCTCCAACAGCAGACGCTTTTGTTCAAGCTGTGGGTGTTCATAACGCTGCTACTTTAGAAGAAATATCTAGTTTGTATTTGTATGATTTTGGTATATTTATAGAATTAGCTCCAGATGAAGAAGAAAAAGCAATGCTTGAAAATAATATACAAGTGGCTTTACAAAAACAAAGTATAGAATTAGAAGACGCTATCGATGTTAGAGAAATAAAAAATGTAAAACTAGCAAATCAAATACTAAAAATACGTAGAAAGAAAAAACAAGAAAATGATAGACGAATGCAGCTAGAAAACATACAAGCACAAACACAGTCTAACACACAAGCTGCACAAGCTAAAGCTCAACTTGATGTTCAAAAAAGCAAAATAATTTCTGAAAATGAAATAACGTTAGAGCAAGCAAGAGCACAAATGGAAGCTCAAAAAATGCAACAAGAAATGCAGTTTAAAAAAGAGCTAATGGAGTTAGAGTTTCAATACAACATGCAGTTAAAAGATATGGAAACTAAAGCAAAAAAATCTGCAGAAAAAGAAAAAGAAGATCGTAAAGATGAAAGAACAAGGATTCAAGCTTCTCAACAAAGTGAAATGATTGAGCAAAGAAATACTAATAAACCGCCTAAAAACTTTGAGTCTACAGGTAATGATATGATAGGTGGCGGTTTTGATTTAGGTGCTTTTGAACCTAGTTAAAATTATTAATTATTATTATATTATATTATGGAAGAAAAAAATGAAAACGTAGTTGAAGAAACTACACAAGACAACGTTACTAAAGTTAAAGTTGAAGAGCCAAAACAAGACGATAACGTTATAAAAGTAAATTTAGATAAACCAATTAAACCAGAAGAAAATGAAACTAAAGAAGATAACGCTGACAACAGCGGAGTGGCTGCAGAGCTTAAAAATGCCGAGCCCACACAAGAACAAAAAGAAATACAACCGGAAGCTGAAGCACAAGAAGAAACAGCAGTATTAGAAGAAATAACCGAAGATTCAACTGAAGAAGAAGTAGCAGAAGTAGAAGATAAAGTTGAAGAAGCTGTTGCTGAAGCAGAAGCTACAGGAAAACCATTACCAGAAAATATACAAAAGTTAGTTGACTTTATGGAGGAAACTGGTGGTGATATACAAGACTATGTAAAACTTAATCAAGATTATAGTAAATTAAGTGATACAGAGGTTATATATGAATATTATAAAAAAACAAAACCTCATTTAAATAACGAAGAAATAAACTTCTTAATAGAAGATTCTTTTTCTTATGATGAAGAAATTGAAGAGGAAAAAAATATAAAAAGAAAAAAACTAGCGTTTAAAGAGCAAGTTGCCAGCGCTAGAAGCCACTTGGACGGGCAAAAGTCCAAATACTATGAAGAAATCAAAGCTGGTTCAAAGCTTACGCCTGAACAACAAAAAGCTTGGGATTTTTTTAATAGATACAACAAAGAGTCGGAAGAAAATAAAAAAATAGCAAAAACACGATCTGAAGTTTTTAAATTAAAAACTAATAAAGTTTTTAACGATAAGTTCAAAGGTTTTGAATATAATGTCGGTGATAAAAAATTTAGATTTAACGTAAACAATGCTGAAGAAGTTAAGACAACACAAAGCGATATAAGCAACTTTACTAAAAAGTTTTTAGATAAAAACGCTACATTATCAGATGCTAAAGGTTATCATAAATCACTTTTTACAGCTATGAATGCTGATGCTATTGCAAAACACTTTTACGAACAAGGTAAAGCTGATGCTATGAAAGCAAGCGTTGCTAAAGCTAAAAATATTGATATGAATCCAAGACAAGCTCACGGAGAGATTAATGTTGGAGGTATGAAAGTAAAAGTGCTAGGTGATACATCTTCTGATTTTAAGTTTAAAATTAAAAACAATAAATAACATTTAAAATAAAAAATTATGGCAATTTCAAATCCTGGAGGTAATTTGAATAGCGTGCCTGCTCCAAGAAAGCAAACGCTAAACACAAATTATTTAGATTTCACGGGAACTGCAAACTCGTGGGGACAACAATATCTGCCTGACTTAATGGAAAAAGAAGCTGAGGTTTTTGGACCTCGTACAATTTCTGGTTTCTTAAGCCAAGTCGGTGCAGAAGAAGCAATGCAGTCTGATCAAGTAGTCTGGTCAGAACAAGGAAGACTACACTTATCTTACAAAGGTAAAATTATTGATGGATCGGGTGGTACTACTGGTGCTACAGCAGTAAATGGACAAGCTCCAACAACTATAACAATAGAAAAAGATATTGATGGTAGAGCTCTTCATTCTAATGGTCATGGTATTAGAACTAACGATTTAGTTATAGTATCTGACGCGGTTAACGGTATTGTTAAATGTTTAGTTACAGGTGTTACTGCTACTACTGCTAATGTATTACCTTATGACAGAGGCGCTGCAGGTTTATCTGCTTCTGCTACTCCTGAATCAGTTCGTATATTAGTTTTTGGTTCTGAATTTGGTAAAGGTATGTCTTATGTTTCTGCTGATTCTACGGCTGCTACAGACACAAGAGGTGCTAATGAACCAAGATTCACAACTTTTACTAACAAACCAATAATAATGAAAGATTATTACGAAGTATCAGGTTCTGATACGTCTAGAATTGGTTGGGTTGAAGTTTCTACAGAAAGCGGACAATCAGGTTACTTATGGTACTTAAAAGCTGAAGCTGACACTAGATCTAGATTTAATGATTATATTGAAATGGCAATGCTAGAAAGCGAGCTTAATGACAGTTCTTCTGTTATTGACGGTGCTACAGATTATATAGCTGGTTCTGCTTCTGCTGATGGTAGTGTAGGTACTGAAGGTTTATTCGCTGCTATTGAGTCAAGAGGTAATATTACTACTGGTGTTACTGGTGTTAACGCAGCTACTGATTTAGCTGAGTTCGATGCAATACTTGCTGAGTTTGATAAGCAAGGTGCTATTGAAGAGTACATGATGTTTGTTAACAGATCAACTAGCTTGGCTATTGATGATATGTTAGCTTCAATGAACTCTTACGGAGCTGGTGGTACTTCTTACGGAGTATTTAACAACTCCGAAGACATGGCATTAAATTTAGGTTTCTCTGGTTTTAGAAGAGGTTCTTATGACTTCTATAAGTCTGACTTTAGATACTTAAATGATTTAGCAACAAGAGGTGCTATTAACGCTAACAACCCTGCTAACGCTATTAGAGGTGTCTTAATTCCTGCTGGTACTTCTTCAGTTTATGATCAAACTGTAGGAGCTAGTATGAAGAGACCTTTCTTACACGTTAGATATAGAGCTTCACAAACTGATGACCGAAGAATGAAAACTTGGGTTACTGGTTCTGTTGG